AATAAATTAGACACAAAAGACCACACTATTTTAAATAAATTAGTAGCATTTGGCGGTGACATAAAATACAGTAATGGACTGTTTATTTGGAACAGTAAAAGTTTTTCAGATGTTAAGAGCATGGAAAAACATATGGAGAAAATGAAATGAAAACAATAATTCATGTTAATCAACACGTAATAAAAGCTAATCGTAAGAACGGTACGCAAGAGCCTGTACTTACGTGTAAGACATATAAAGCTGGCATGTACACAAACACAGCTTTAGTTATGAAAGATGGTGAGGAGATAGGGCGTTTTGTTTATCGACCTGATAAACCTTTGAGCTGTGGTGCGCATGTCTGGTTTGAGACTAACTGCGAAGTAATAGAAGAGGTTTAAAATGAGCGGATATTTTGTAGGTAAAATTGATTGTCCTAAATGCGGCAATGGAAACTCACTAAATATGTGGGAAGAGGATGATGTGAGGACAGGTTATTGTTTTCATCACAGTTGTAAATCTTATTTCAATGAGCGGGCATTATCAGAAGCCCCTGACAGCGATGTAGCGTACACAGAGAAAGAACCATATGACATAAGCTGGGTTAGTAATTTAAAGGCTATGGATAACGTCACAAGAGGTCTAAAAGCTGGTGCGTATAGGCATTTCGGGGTAGTTCATGGGGTTAGTACTCAAGATGGGAGGACATTATCAGAAACATACTACCCTTTACGTGATGTGGGAGGTGAAACGATAGCGTATAAAGTGCGTATACAGCAGCCTAAGAGCTTCTATGCGATGGGACAGGTACGTGCTGGCTTACCGTTTGGTTGGAGAGAGGCATTAGAGCAAGGTGGTTATTCTCTGTACATAACTGAGGGGGAGGAGGACGCAGTAGCAGTTTATACAGCATGGATGAGAGAAAAGAAGCAGAAAGTTGCGGTTATCTCTCTAAAAAATGGCAGTAGTAGTGTAGTAAAATCGTTACAGCCTATTTTAAAAGACATCACAGATAAATATAAACAAGTGGTATTCTTACCCGATGCTGATAGCAGTGGAGAAGATGCTGTTAAAAGTATTCGCTCTTTGTTTCCCACGAATTACCCCGTAAAAATAGGGAAGTACAGTGAGAACGATGCTAACGACATGGTGAGACAAGGGAAGGAGAAGGAGCTAGTCTCAGCTTGTTACAATGCTGGTGTCCCTTTGTCATCAGAGATAATAGCACCTGATTGGGACATGTTTGAAGAGCTAAAGAAGCCATTGGAATTTGGATTAAGTTATCCTTGGCCGACACTTACAAAACTAACGAGAGGGCAGAGAGCGGGTGAAGTTATTTACTGGGGCGCACCTCCAAAAGGGGGCAAGACTACATTAGTCAATATTTTGGCGGGTTGGAACATCAAAGAACACAATAGAAGAGTACTGATTGTGAGTCCTGAGTCACCTCCGAAGGCTACATTGAGAAGATTGTCAGGCTCATTAGTGAATAAGATATTTCATGACCCAAACATCGTAGTTAATCCTGATGATGTCGATAGAGCCAGAGGAATAATTGGCGACAAGCTACACATTTTTACAAAATGGCAGACACCTAATTGGGCAGATACTAGACAATCTATCAAGGAAGAGGTGATGATGCAGGGCATTAAAGATGTGTATATAGACCCCATCACTAATTTCTCTGTGGGCATGAGTAGTAGTGAGAGAAATGATTTTCTAATTACAATGACAAGAGAATTGTCAGAAGATGCTGCTAATTACGGGTTCACAGCACATGTATTCTGTCACTACAACAAAGCCCCCAAGGGAGACAAGCAGTGGAGTCAGGGACGTATACCGAGCAGTGACGACTTAGCAGGTAGTGGTGCTATGGCACAGGCATGTAACACAGCTATTGGTTTACAAATTTGGAAGGTAACAGAGGGTGAGGACATGGAGTACTTGAACAATTCAAGAGTTCTACATATACTCGAAGATAGAGAGTTCGGTGTAGTAGCAGCGATACCTCTTAGATGGAATTCTTATACAGGCAAATTAGAGGAGCAACAAGATGATTGAGTTATCAGCAGAAGAAGTGGCACTGAGAATTATCAGACTACGCAATGATACAAGAACAAGGGAGCATGAAAGGGCTATTATGAAAAGAAAAATGAATGCTGCTAGGATTATAGAAGATAAGAAGATTGAAAAACTAAAGGAGCAAGGCGAATGATTAGAATAATGCAGTCACCACTAACAAATAGAATATTTGCTGGTAAAGTTAATACTAAAACTCACATGTGGAAGCCTAATAAATCTGATGTGACTTTAGACGCATTGGTTGCAGTAGCTAAGCACGTTTCAAATTTTGATCAGCCTGTAGTTATAACCCTTGAGGATGGAACGCCAGAGTTTGAAATAACCGTTAAAGATTTTAGGGTAAAGGAGAAAGAGTAATGAATATACATATTGAATTAGTTAAAAAATGGTTAGCTGATAACGATTCAGTTAGTCAAGAAGAATTAAAAGATAATCGCGCTGCTGCTTATGCTGCTGCTTATTCTGCTGATGCTGCTTATGCTTATGCTTATGCTGCTGATGCTGCTTATTCTGCTGATGCTGCTTATTGGGTAAAACGCTATGACAAATTAAAGGAGAAAGAGTAATGAGTAAAGAAGATCTAAGATTGTTATTAGCAAAAACTAAATCACAACATGAGCGTTGGAAACGTATCAGTAATCAAACAGTTGAACAGTTGATTGATGCACTGGAAATATTAAGTAAGGAAAGGGAGGGAAGGGATGCTTGATTTAAAAAAATGGTTGGAGGTAAAGGATCATAGAGTGGAGATGGTTAAATCCTATGTTGAGGGCAAAACAATTTCTGAAATATCAGTAATGTTTAATCGTCCTCCGAGATGTGTTCAATATCACATGGGGGAGTACATGCCGAGTCAAGAAGATATTGACATTTTTAAACGCAAATTTGCAGCAAAGAAACTTAAAACAAAGAGGTACGAATGAACTATCCAGATAACATAGGATTTGATACTTCCGACCCACGCAGTCCTTTCTACATAGAACCACCTGAGTGTGACGATTGTGGAGAGGAACTTAATATATGTGTAGACTACGATGAGGATGGACTATACACAGCAACATACTGCAAGAATTGTGATGATTGACCTGCACGAGGAGCGGAAGCTTGTATATAGTCTGCTATACAGGGCTAAGATACCTCACTTGATAAGAGAGGAGAAGTTCCAAGAGTTTGCTGTATATTTTTACGAGAATTATAATTACGATGATACGTATACTAAATCAACGTACATAGGATTGTTGTTTAGAAATTGGCTGGCTTTGTGCGCTATAGAGTACAAGAAGAAATACAAAATCTTAAATCATTTGACAACTAATACAGATGATAAGAGAGCAGACTACTTGGATTGGGTTCAGAGTGATACTCAAGATTATAATGATGCTACAGAACAAGAGCTGTTTGTTTATTGCTCAGAGTTATTCTCTAAATTCAAACCTTTGACACAGCAGTATCTGTTACAGAAAGCAGGGGGAGGTAGGCTTAATGGTTCAGATGATCGTCTTGCAAGAGGTGTTGCGAAAGAGGATGGTGTAACAAGGCAGGCTGTAGAGCAGAGAATACAGAAAGATTTAAAAAAAGTTTTAAAAGACTTATAACATACACAACAACTGTTTGAATGGTGAGTATATGAAATTAGTATGTGACATAGAGGCTAATGGTCTCTACGAAGAAGCAGACACAATACACTGTGCTGTATTCAAAGATGTGGATACATGTAAGGTGTATCGGTTAACAAAGAAAGAAAGCATCATCAGGATGTTAGAGAAGTGTACGTATCTTATTATGCACAACGGTGTAGGTTATGATGTCCCACTTATTAAAAAAATATACGGGTACAAGTACAAGGGCAAGATACTGGATACAGTTCTAATGTCACGCGAAGTATATAAGAATAAAAAAGTGCCAGAGCAAATGAAAGAAGACTGCAAGGCTGCTGGTAAAAAGCTTAGTGGCCCTCATAGCCTAGCAGCATGGGGATATAGATTAGAGAGAGGCAAGGTAGAACATGAGGATTGGTCTGTATTCTCAGATGAGATGATGCATAGATGTGTAGAATATGTAGAGATAACGCATTTGCTGTACAGAGTACTGATGGGGTTAGAGCCTAAGTTCAAACTTAGTAATAAACCTTGGAACAAGGAAGAATTTCCTAACAAGGCACTCTGGCTTACACATGACTTCATGAGGGTTATTAGTAGACAAGAGAAGCATGGTTGGAAGTTAGACATCGGGAGGTGTGAAAGAAGTCTAAATCAGTTATCGAAGTGGATACGTTGGATAGATGTTGTATTAGAATCCCATTTACCTGTACTGCCCATCATCAAAGAAGATAGACTTGATGAGAATGCTGATAGCAATGGTTTTCAAAACCCATTCACTAAAGCTGGTGAGCTCAATGTTAGGTTACAAAATTGGATAGACAAAGAACATATTGACTGGGATAGAGATACTATCGGTGGCAGTTTCTGTAGAGTTACATTCAGAAAAGTCAGTCTCAATTCAGATAAAGAAACAAAAGAATGGCTATTAGATATGGGCTGGCAACCAGAAGAATATAATTACAGTAAGAAAGAGGTAGATGAAGATGGTAATCCTAAGCGTACTAGTCCTAAGCTTAATTCTGATGATGCATTTATTGGTGTTGATGGTAAAGTTGGTAGACTCATTTGTAAAAGGGTTCAGTGTAGACACAGACAATCAAACATCCAAGGGTGGCTGGATAGGGTTCGCAGTGACGGTAGGTTGGAGTCTAGGATTAGTGGCTTTGCTGATACTTATCGTGTACGTCATGCAAACATAGCTAATGTTCCTAATGTCAATAGTTTCTACGGTAAGATTATGAGAAAGTGTTTCACTTGTGAAGAAGGTATGGTGTTAGTCAGTGCGGATGCTGCTGCTTGCCAAGACCGTATGATTATATCAAGAGCAAGAGATGTTGGTATCGAAGACCCCATCTTCGAGGACATGATACTCAACGGAGACAAGTCTAAAGGTACGGATAGTCACAGTAGAGCAAGAGATGAGATTAACATTTTGTTTGCTAAGATGGGTATCAAACCTATCAACCGTGGTTCAGCTAAGAATTTCTCTTATGCTTATAAGTTTGGAGGAGGAGCTAAGAAACTTGGTTTTATGGCAGGTGAGAAGAATGAAACGAAAGCCATAAAAATAGGGAAGGCTATTAAAGAAGCATTTGATACAGTCTTTCAAGCTCAGATAGAACTACAAGAACACTTGAAGAAAGAATGGATAAAGAGGTCTACGAGGAGGCAGGTTAAGTACAAGTGGAAGGGTAGAGAGCAGGAGAAGACAGAATACTACAATGGTCGTATTAAAGCTCTTGACGGGAGGGATGTGCTGATAAGGGATGAGAAGAATATACTTGTGTATACAGTACAGAGTGATGAGGCGTTAGTGATGCAACATGCAACAGTACTAGCTAACCAAAGATTAGACGAGAAGTACAAAGATGGTATAGACTTCAAGCAAGTAGGCTTCTTTCACGATGAGTACACGTTTGAAGTTAGACCGCTGATAGCAGAGGATGTTAAGGTAATACTAGAAGAGAGTATTGTTATTGCAGGAAAAGATTTTAATCTTAATCTCCCTCAGATAGGGGAAGGCGAGATTGGGTATAACTGGAGTGAAATTCACTAGGGGATATTATGAAAGATGAGCATGGTAAAGCAGTGAGTGTAGATGCACGTTGTTATATAAGAGAAGAGGGGGAAGACGGGAAGTCTAGACTTATATTTGGTATTGTTACCAATGTGAGTAAGGAAGATTGTGTAGTCCGAGTCTATGATTACGGGAATATACATTCTAAGACAGTTAATAATGTTTTGTTATCAACAGGAGGTTAGCATGAGAGCGCCAGATATATTTATTACAATCCCATCTATTGATGGATATACGTACAATATAAAAACATATGATGTTTTGAATATGGTAGAGTACAAGAAAAAGTTACGTGTAACGTACAAAGAAGGTAGTGAATGTAAATTTTTTATGACGTTGTTGACGTCTGAAGAAATACATGAAAGAATTATTAAGTTAGAAGAATCTAATTTTAAATACACATTTGGAGAATAGTATGCCAGCAATTAACGGTAACGTAGAAGCACTAAGCATTAAAGAGATGGAAAAAGAAGATCAGTTCGGTAATACACATAGAGCCAGCTTAAAGATGGGTGACGACTGGTATTCGTATGGCTCTATAAAGCGAGAAGCCGTGAACATAAAGACAGGTAACTCTTGGACTCAGTTAGCCAAGGGCATGGAAATTGAGTTCATGTACGACCAAAATGGAGACTTCAAGAACATTAAGAAGAAGACATTCAGTATCACTGATGCTACTTGTGCAGAGCCTCAAGTGCAACCTGTACAACAATCAGCACCAGCTAGACGAGGCAATGTTAACCCTGCTGAAGTAGGGCAGTGCATGAACTTAGCAGAGTCGGTACTCGGTTATAGCGGTAAAGACCTCTTGAACCCTGAGAAGGTTACTGAAGCAATTGCTTGGTACAAAGAGGTACGAGTTCTATTTACTGAGTTGTATGAAGGTGTGAGTATCCAAGAGAAGGTTGCTAAGGTAGCTCCTCCTCCTCCTTCTAAAAACTACGATGATGATGAGGTGTAATTAAAACTAAACTTATACCCTTCGGGGTATTTGTTTTTCAATATACCCTTCGGGGTATGTTACATAACAGGATATTAAAATGATTGAAATAAAAAAATCTATTTTTGCAGAAGATAAATACCACATAATTCTGGCTGGATTTTACATACCCTTTGATAAAGTAGTACTCAGTACTACAGGTATGTTGCAACTTCACAACAACGAGAGGTTTGTTTGTCTGATTAGCTACGAAAATGAGAAGGAAGTCTCAGACCTTATAAACAAAGAAGGTATCGAAATTACACCAGAAGTGTTACAGGGGGAAGAGTGATGAGCTACGAAGAAACGCTTGAAAGAGTAATTGCACGTTTAGATGATGAAGAAAAAGAGAAAGACAAGCGCATTGCAGAGCTTGAGAAAGAGCTGGAATTCTTTTATGAAGAGGCTATGAACTCGTTAGCACCACCAAAGGAGCAAGAGTGATGAGTAAACCCACAGGTAAATTATTGTTTGCGTATAACACGATAACTGAATTAAACAAACGAATTGTAGAGCTTGAGGATCAATGGATAAGTGTGCAGGATAGATTGCCAGAGTTAGAAGATAACTCTGTTCTGGTTTATTTTACCACCACAAGCATTGCGGTTGTTCATATTGAAGACAATTTTAAGGACATACCAAACGGTTTTGATAAAGAGGGTAATCAATTATACACAAAGTGGTACATATTTTCGGGCATAACCCACTGGATGCCATTACCTGAGCCACCAAAGGAGCAAGAATGATAAATATAAACTTACTCCACATAAATGCCAGACTCCCTACTAAAGGTTCAGAGGAGTCGGCAGGGTTAGACTTATACACCGTTGACTCAGTGACGATACCTTCAGGACAACGTGCCTTACTACGTACAGGTCTTGCTATGTCGATACCAGAAGGGTATGTTGGTCTGATATGGCCTCGAAGTAAACTTGCTGCTAAGATGGGTATTGATGTTCTAGCAGGTGTGGTTGATTCTGACTACAGAGGCGAGGTAATGATCAGTTTGTTAAACACTGGGTTTGATCCTGTTGAGATTATGACAGGTGACAAAGTGGCACAGATGATTATCCAAAAGCATTACAGCGATATAGGAATAAACGTAGTACATAATCTAGATGATACAAAAAGAGGAAAGTCTGGAGTAAACTCTTCAGAGATGAGATTCAGATAACAAGAAGGAGGTCTAGATGAGTACACCACAGTGGTTCAGTAACCCTTATTCAGAACTCACAGCACAAGATAAAGTGGAGCAGGTTGAATATGAAAGAATCAGAGAAGAGCAAGAATCTAGCGATTGATGGGGACATCCTCCTCTATAGCATAGGTTGGGGCAGTGAAGATATTCAAGAGAGTTGGATAGTAGACCAAAGAATTGAAAACTTCTTTAATAACTTATTTAAGAACGTAGGCACAAGTAAGTACAAAGTCTACCTAACAGGTAAAGGTAACTTTAGAAACGACTTGGCAGTAAGCCATAAGTACAAAGGTAATAGGAAGAAAGAGAAGCCTAAGTGGTACAAGTACATAAAAGATTACCTAATGTATATGTATAACACAGACTTAATAGAAGGAATGGAAGC